GCAACGATCTCGAGCCCGAACCGGACGTCCTCGACGACCTGACGCCCCCCGCGCACTTGAGCGACGCCTCCGCGCAGGTCTGGGCGCAGGTGGCGCCGATGTTGCGCCGCATCCGCGTCCTGACGGTCGCTGACGTCATCGCGCTCGAGATGCTCTGCGATGCCGTCGCCGACTACCGCCACGCGCGCAGCGAGCTCGGCGCCGACTTCGTGCACTCCACGCCCAAGGGCGGCAAGATGATCAGCCAGTGGCTCGTCGCTCAGCAGATGAGCAGCAAGCGCGCCGAGGCCTTCATGTCCAAGTTCGGCATGGACCCGGTCTCGCGAAGCCGCGTGATGGTCGACCCGCAGGCCAGCCTCTTCGACGAGCCCGGCAAGGGCCCGGCCCGCTTCTTCCAGTGAACACCGCCACAGCAACGCAGCCGGTCAAGCGCACGGCGGCCAAGCCGCGCGCGCTCGATCGCGTCACCGCCTGGGCCAAGGGCGTCGTCTCCGGCAAGATCATCGCCGGCCCGCACGTGCGCGACGCCGCCGCCCGCCATCTGCGCGACCTGGTCGAAGGCCCCGCGCGCGGCCTGAAGTGGAACAAGACCGCCGCCGCGCACGCGATCGCCTTCTTCGAGGAGGTGCTGCACCTCAACGGCGGCGCGTTCGAAGGCCAGCCGTTCAAGCTGCTCGGCTGGCAGGCCTTCTGCGTCGGCAGCCTCTACGGCTGGCAGCGCGCCAACGACGACAGCCGGCGCTTCCGTGTCGCCTACGTCGAGACCGGCAAGGGCAGCGGCAAGAGCCCGCTCGCCGCCGGCGTCGGGCTGCACGGCCTCACGGCCGACGGCGAAAGCCGCGCCGAGATCTACGCCGCCGCCACCAAGCGCGACCAGGCGATGATCCTCTTCCGCGACGCCGTGGCCATGTTTCAGCAGTCGCCCGAGCTCTATCGGCGCCTCACCTCGTCCGGCCTGGGCGAGAAGACGTGGAACCTCGCGTACCTCGCCACCGGCAGCTTCTTCCGCCCGATCGCCGCGGACCAGGGGCAGAGCGGCCCGCGCCCGCACATCGCCCTCGTCGACGAGCTGCACGAGCACCCGACCAACCACGTGATCGAGATGCTGCGCGCCGGCTTCAAGTCCCGCCGCCAGCCGATGCTCTTCGCCATCACCAACAGCGGCCACGACAAGACCAGCCCTTGCGGCCAGTATCACGATTACGCCTGCCAGATCGCCGCCGGCACCCTGCAGGACGACGCCTTCTTCGCCTTCGTCTGCGCGCTCGATGCCGACGACGACCCGTTCGCCGATGAGGCCTGCTGGCTCAAGGCCAACCCCAGCCTGCAGGAAGCGAATCTGCCCGGCATGGAATACCTGCGCCAGCAGGTCATCGAGGCGCGTGGCCTGCCGAGCAAGCAAGCCCTCGTGCGCCGCCTCAATTTCTGCCAGTGGACGCAGGCCGAAAGCCCGTGGCTCAGCCCGCAGGTCTGGCTGCCCGCCGGCCGCGACTACACCGCCGAGCAGCTGCACGGCCGCCGCGCCTACGCCGGGCTCGACCTCTCGAGCACCACCGACCTGACATCTCTCACCCTCGCCGTCGAGCCCATCGAAGAGGGCGAGCCGTGGAAGCTCCTCTCCTGGTCCTGGATTCCCGAGGCCGACCTCGTCCAGCGCGAGCGCGACGACAAGGTGCCCTACACGCAATGGGTGCGCGACGGCCACCTGCTCACCACGCCCGGCCGCGCGATCAGCAAGCTGCAAGTTCTACAGCGCCTGGTGCAACTCTCGCAGGTGCTCGACATCGCCGTCGTCGCCTACGACCGCTGGCGCATCGAGGATCTGCGCAGCCTCGCCAACGACAACGGGATCGCCCTGCCAGAGCTCGTCGAATACGGCCAGGGCTTCAAAGACATGAGCCCCGCGATCGAGGCATTCGAAGAGCGCCTGCTATCCGGCACGCTCGTGCACAACCACAACCCCGTGCTCACCTGGGCCGCGGCCAACGCCGTCATCGTTGAAGACGACGCCGGCAACCGCAAGCTCAGCAAGGCCAAGGCCAGTGGCCGCATCGACCCGCTGCTCGCCGGCATCATGGCCATCGGCCACGTTGCGCGGCTCGAGCCGCCGGGGCTCGACGCCTACCTCGCCTTCATCGCAGCGCAAAGCGGGGAGGCCGCCGCATGAACCTGCTGCAGCGCATCCTCGCCGCCGTCCGCGGCCAGCGCCCCGGCGAGCCGCGCGTCTATATCTCCAGCCGCCAGGCCGGCGTCACCGTCAACGAAGACACGGCGATGACGCTGCCCGAGTGGTGGGCCTGCGTCTCCGTCATCACCCGCGCCGTCGCCGGGCTGCCGTGGGGCGTGTACGAGCGCACGGAAGAAGGGCGCCGTCCGATCAAGGGCACGGTCGAGTGGCTGCTCAACAACCAGCCCAACCCGGAGATGACGGCCTTCAGCCTGCGCGAAGCGATGGGCGCCCACGCGCTCAACTGGGGCAACGGCTACGCCGAGATCGTGCGCGACCTCGCCGGCCGCCCCGCGGAGCTCTGGCTGCTCGCGCCCGATCGCACCTGGCCCGAGCGCGACGAAGCCGGCGCCCTGCGCTACAAGTGCATGGGCGAAAACGGCGAAGTCACCTACCTGGAGCCGTCGCAGGTACTGCACCTGCACGGCCTCGGCTTCGACGGCCTCACCGGCTACTCGGTCGCGCGCCTCGCGGCACGCAGCATCGGCATCGGCATCGCGCAGGACACCTTCACGCAGGCGTTCTACGCGAACGGCACCATGTTCGGCGCCCAGGTCGAAGTGCCTTCGACCATGCGCGAAGACCAGATTCAAGCAACCGAGAAGTACCTCAACGGCAAGCACGGCGGCCCCGCCAACGCATTCCGCGTCCGCATCCTTCCGCCCGGCAGCAAGGCGACCAGTTTCGGCATGTCGATGGACGACGCGCAGTTCATCGAATCCCGCGGCCTGAGCGTCACCACCGCCGCGCGCTGGCTCGGCGTGCCGCCGCACAAGATCGCCGACCTGAGCCGCTCGACCAACAACAACATCGAGCACCAGGGCATCGAATTCGTCACCGACGCCATCGTGCCATGGGCGCAGCGCCTCGAGCAAGAGGTTAACTGCAAGCTGATCGGCGCGCGCCAGCAGGGCCGCGTCTACACCAAGCTCTCCGTCAACGCGCTGATGAGGGGCGACAGCAAGACCCGCGCCGAGTTCTATCGCACGATGACGCAGATCGGCGCGATGACGATCAACGAAGTCCGCGCGCTCGAGGACATGAACGGCATCGGCCCCGCCGGCGACGAGCTGCTCGTCCAGCTCAACCAGACCACGCTCGGCCGGCTCGTCAACGACCCGCCGCCGCAATCCGCGCCGGCCGCCGGCCAGGCCACCACGCCCGCGCAGGCAGACCCGCAGGCCGATCCGCAGCAGGGCCCGCCCGCAGAGCCCTCCAACGTCATCCGCAGCGCCGCGCTCGCCTACCTGCGCCAGCAGAGGAACACCGCATGAACACACGTTTTCAGGCCAAAGGCACCACCGCAGAGATCTGGCTCTACGACCAGATCGGCGAGAGCTTCTGGGGCGACGGCATCAGCGCCAAGGCCTTCCAGAAAGAGATCACCGCGCTCGGCAAGGTCAACACGATCAACCTGCGCATCAACTCGCCTGGCGGGGACGTGTTCGACGGCTTGGCCATCTACAACCTGCTCACGCAGCACCCCGCGCGCGTCATTGTCGACGTCGACGGCCTGGCCGCCAGCATCGCCAGCGTCATCGCCATGGCTGGCGACGAAGTGCGCATGGCGTCCAACGCGCTGATGATGATCCACAACCCGCACGGCATGGCCGCCGGCGATGACCGCGAGATGGAGCGCATGGCCGCGCTGCTCAAGCAGGTGAAGGCCAGCCTCGTCGACACCTACGCGGCGAGCACCTCGCAGCAGCATGCGCAGATCGCCGCGTGGATGGACGACGAGACGTGGATGTCGGCCGACACCGCCGTGCAGAACGGCTTCGCCGACGAGATCAGCGCCGCGCAGCAAGTCGCCGCCAGCTTCCGGCTGCTGAAGGACTTCAAGCACACACCCGCCGCGCTGCTCGCGCAGTCGGCGCCCGACGACGCACGCCCCGCCCGCGACATGCTGGCCGTGCGCAACGCACAGCTCGCCCAGCGCCTCTCCGCGCTCGGCGTGCCCCAGATCGGCATCCGCCGATAGACGCTCGCAGCCGCGAGTTCACCAACCCAGAAAGGCACTTCGATGAACATCGAACAACTGAAGGCGCGGCTCACCGAGCTGCACGAGATTTCCAAGGGCATCCAGGCCAAGGCCGACGCCGACAAGCGCGACCTCAAGCCCGAAGAGCAGACCGAGCTCGACGCCGTCATGACGGAATTCGACCAGGTCGAAGCCGACATCAAGCGCCGCGAGCGCATCCAGGCGCAGGAATCGCGCCTGGCCACCCCGCAGCCGCGCCAGGCGCCGGCCATCCCGGTCGCCAACGGCAATCCCACCTACCCCGTTACCGAAGCCATGGCTGCTACCGCGACCGTCGGCCTGCGCAACACGCGCCTGTCCACGGTCGAAGAGCGCCAGCGCTGGGGCTTCCAGAACATGGGCGACTTCTGCCGCTCGGTGCGCGCCGCCGTCATCAACCCCGGCAACATGGATCAGCGCCTGATCCAGAACGCCGCGATCAGCACCGCCGGCAGCGAGCTCGCGGGCGCCGATGGCGGCTTCGCCGTGCCGCCCGAGTGGCGCAACGAGATCATGAAGCTCGTCGACGGCGAGGGCAGCCTGCTCGCCATGACGGACCAGCAGCGCGTCTCGGGCAACACCATCACATTCCCCGTCGACGAGACCACCGCCTGGCAGACCAGCGGCGGCATCCTCACCTACTGGGACAGCGAGCTCGACACCATCACGCAGAGCAAGCCGAACCTGAAGGATCTGACGCTCAAGCTCAACCGCCTGACCGCCCTCGTCCCGATGACGGAAGAGCTGCTCGAGGACGCGCCCGCGATGGCCAGCTACGTCACCGCCAAGGCCGGCGAGAAGCTCGCCTTCAAGGTGACGGACGCCATCATCAACGGCACCGGCGTCGGCCAGCCGCTGGGCATCATGAACGCCCCGTGCAAGGTGCAGGTCAGCAAGATCGGCAGCCAGGTCGCGGCCACCTTCCACGCGAAGAACGCCGCCTCGATGATGGCCCGCATGCCCGCCGCGTCATTCGCGCGCAGCGTGTGGCTCGTCAACCAGGACGTGATGCCGCAGATCATGCAGCTCGGCTTCCCGGTGACGGACGGCACCACGTCGAACGTCGGCGCCGGCGCCGTCTACATGGGCCCCGGCCAGATGCAGGGCCAGGGCGCCTACGGCTCGCTCTTCGGCCGGCCCATCGTCGTCACCGAGGCCTGCGCCGCGCTCGGCACCACGGGCGACGTGATCCTCGCCGACATGACCAAGTACCTCTCCGTCGTCAAGGGCTCCGGCATCCGCGCCGACACGTCGATCCACCTCTGGTTCGACCAGAACACGACGGCCTTCCGCTTCGTCATGCGCATGAACGGCCAGCCCTGGCTGTCCGCCGCGATCGCGCGCAAGAACGGCAGCAACACGCTGAGCCACTTCATCGCGCTCGAGGGCCGCTGATCCGCCACCATCGCCGCGGGCGTGAGCCCGCGGCGCCACCTGCACCCATCACGAAAGGCACCGCACCATGACCACCTCCCTCAACGCCCGCCTGGACGAGCAGACGACCACCGTCGTCGCCGCCGCCGGCCTGCTGCTCACCTCCACCCTCGGCGACACCACCTACGTCAGCATGAAGGGCTACCGCCGCGCGCAGATCATCATCAGCATCGCGGACGGCACCACCGTCACCGGCTCCACCATCACGCTGCAGCAGGCCAAGACGGTCGCCGCCGGCAGCGAGAAGCCGCTCGCCTTCACCCGCATGCTCGCGAACGTCGACTACGGCGCCAGCAAGACCATGACCGAGACGGCGGTGACGAACAATACCTTCACGACGCAGACCGTCAACTCGAAGGACTCGCTCTACATCATCGACATCGACTCCGACGACCTGGACGTCGCCAACGGCTTCGACTGCTTCCGCGTCGACGGCACCGGCCACGCTGCCACCTCGTCGCGCGGCGTGTGCGTCATCTACAACCTGTACGGCGCGCGCTACAGCGGCGTCAACCCGCTGGTCGACTGATCGAAGAGCCTGGCCCACGCGTCGGGCGCGCCACGCGGCGCGCCCGACGCAGCCACGCACTGAACGCAGCAGATGACCACCATCGTCGTCACCCGCCCCTGCGCTGCCGAAACAGGCGGCGGCCAATGGCGCGCGGGCGAAACCTACACCGCGTCGACGAGTTATGCGCAGTTCCTGATCGGCCGCGGCGACGCCTACTCGATTGACGGCTCGCTCGACGACATCTCGATCACCTCCAAGGTCGTCACCGCCGAAGCGTTCGCCGCGTTCGTCGCGGCCAGCGCGCTCATCACCGGCGCGATCTACCGCGTCGGCACCCCCGAAGTCTGGTATCGCGCGACTGGGGCGGACTCCTACGCGCTCGCATCGTGGGGCGACTCGATCGACGTGTCGGTTCCCGGCGCGACTGGCAACATGTTGGAGGTTTGAATGGCAAAAGCAGCACTCGTCTCCGAAGCCAGACCGGCCGGCTACAACCAGCAGCAGAAGGCAACCACTG